TTGATACGAACGCGTTGGGGGCGTCCAGAACGCTCTAAATGCTTCGGATCAAGAACGGGTTGGCTCCCGCGCTTGAGGAAGTGCTTGAGAAGCGCCTCGTAACCTGAAATTTCATTCAGGGGAAGAGGTCCCTCTTCTGTCGCACCCCAGACCATGGGGCGCTGCAGATCGGGGTCCTGCCAGTCGGTCTGATGACCTTCCGGCCGGAGCCTTCCAAGAACAGAACTAGTGATTTCCACGAATGGAAAAGGTATTAACCTCTCGATGTAGCAATCGAGCCACTTCACGGGGGCATCAAATCCCGCGAGGTACAACTGATTCCGCAAGGAAACAGTTGATACCAGTTCTTTAGCATCCTTCCGTGAGTCAGGGAAGAGGTTACGCATTCGGACGATGGAAACATCCGTTCCTGCGTACCAATCCTTGCCACATGACTCTCTGAACCTTCCGGTCCAGAAAGACTTGTTCTTGCCGACAACGAAACCAAAAGTTTCAAGCGACTCGATCACGGATTGCACATATTCTACGGGAACGACAATGTCGTCCCCATAGATGCGTACTCTGCCAACGAAAGACTTAAGGTCTTTCCTTGACAGCTGGTGTCCTAAGCACTTCTCTATCCCAACAAAGACAACAGTCAAAAAGACTAAAGCCTCCATAGGGAAACAGAGTGCTGAACCCATAGACGCGAATTTCTTGAGCTCAAGGGTAACCCCAAGCTCAGGAATCACAGCCCTCTGGGACCTGCTGGCCTGCACAGCCTCATTTACATGAGGAAAGCGTGTCAGCAAAGCCTTGACCAAGCTGTTAGAAACACGATCAGATGCCTCACTAAGATCTAGTGTGGCTAGGGATCCATCAATGGACCCCTGACGAGCAAGACGCTGATTGATCTCTTGAGATCCAGCACCATCGTATCTGATGAAGTGCGAAAGGAGGTCATCCCTCTCGTAGCCTTCCACGATTAACTCGTGTATGCCCTGCTGCACATATTGCATGTGAACAGGCTCCATCGCGATTACTCGCGGTGTTTCTAGCGTTTTAGGCACAGTAATCACCTTAGCAGGTGGCTCCTGGCCGGGTTCGTGGAAAGTGACATGGCTGGTGTCATACTGACTCCAGCTCGAAGTGGCTGTTCCAACATAAGGGAACAACTCTTCGAGTCTCTCGGTCCACTCGCGGTGTAGGTATTTTGCATTACCTATTTTACCGCTAGCTGTGGATCCGGAACCATGCTTAGGAAGGATCTCTCCGCGCCAGATCTTACGATCTAGTTCGGACCAGAGATCCCTCCCAAGGAGATGACATATACGGTCAAAGTCCAGCTTATCACTAAGCTGGAAATACCAATCGTCATCGCCCACCTCCAACTCACATTGGATGAATTTCTGTAACGCGGCCGTTGTTCTGTCATTTGAACAGTCCAACTTGATCTTGGCGAACATCAGCGTAAGCTGGCGTACCGCCCAGATTGCCGAACTACTAGGATTATCCAATAGTTCACCAGTCCTACGGTTGAACACCTGATCTAGGAAACCTCCGAGAAATCGGGGGGTACCTAGATGTCTGCCAAAACTGGCAAACATCGAGGGATCGACTCGTCCAAGGTCAAGGGCTTTTGTAAAGTCCTTACCAAAACGAGCCAGGGATATCGTTAAAAACGACGTCCCTTCATGTTCAAACCGCTGCTTGATCGTTATAAGATCAAGCTGGGTACTAGTGCCGCATCGGTCCCCAAGTTCCTTGAGGACCAGCTGATAGAATGACATAAGGCTTTTCAAGATAGCTCCTTTCTAGGGGCATGTCTTCCAATAGCTAAATGTCACTTCACCTCACAAGATGAGAGAGTAGTTAGCTCTCACCACCCAGGAGCTTGACCAGTACGGCCGAGCTCGATGCACCGAGCTGAGCAACAAGGCCATCATAGATGGCCTTCTTGTCAGCAGCGGTGTAACCAGTGTTCGAGAAATCGAACGAAACCATCACAGTGCCGCCAACCTCACGGTTGAGAGCAGGCTGCGTGGGATCCGGTACAGTCTTTGAGACCTGTACACGAATCTCATCCCGGACCCGCTTGTTGTAGAAGTGCCGTGCACGAAGCACGGTAAGTCCATCAGCAGAGCGGTAAATCGACTCAGCTCCATCCGTAGAAGTACGGGGAAGAGACTGGGCCGCTGCCGGAGCAATGGTAATGGTCTGAGGATCAGCAAACATAATAGCATCATTCTTTCAGATTGGTGTTGGTCAGAACAACCCCTGACCGGGTTTCTCTGCTTGGGGAATCACCCCATCAGAACCTACTGGTACGGCTTAAGCCGAGTGCAGTTAGGATGGCGCTTTGAGTTTCCGTAAGGTCACTCCAGGTAACGCCGAACCCGTAAGGAAATGCATGTGCGCGAGCTTTGCGCTCGTACTTTGCAATCGTTTCAACACGATTGATCGGAACGTCGGAGTACCCATTACTAGCGGTAATTCGATTTCCCGTGAGAATATATTGATTCTCAACCAAAGTATGGTGCATGATGTACCCGTACTGCATTATAATTCTGTCCGACCCCATTCGGGAAAGGTTCGACACCGCAGAACCTGCGGATACAAACCAGTCGAACAGCCAAGTCCACGCTGATAGATTCCAGATAACTTCTGGAGTGGGTTTTACACCGAAGAGACGATCAGTCTCATCGATAACTCTAATGGAC